TAATAGTATCCCCAATAAAAGACCAATCCGTATTGCTGCTAAAATCTCCATTAGTAACTAACTCCGAGCCCTCTTGACTAAAATTACCATTAGTAATTTCTTCTGAACCTATTTGAGAGAAATCTCCGTTCTGTACTAAATTACTTGATAGTATTTGTACATCCTCAACAAGACCTTGAGCATTAACTCTTGTGGCACTTGAATTTCTTGTAAAATCAAAATCTCCATAAGGTGCTTCACTTGGCTTTATAGCTAAAACCTTTCCATCATCATAAGCAGTTGGTGTAAGAATTATTGATGCCTTTTCTAATAAGTTTGCCATATTATTGTATGTTTTCTATTGCAGTTAATGTTGCAGTTGTACAAATTTCATTTTCGAAATAATCTGCTCTTGCTTGTAAATCTAATATTAAAGCTGGTATATCACTACATCCAGCATATTGCTGATAAACAATTCCCCATCCTACATTATTACAAGCACCTTTTCCCCACCAAGACTTTAAGTATATTTCGTTTGCCATTATTTTATTTTATTTTTTACCTTTTTTAAAAAGACTTTTAATTTCTCAATGTTCTTTTGCTTTGGCTTATAATTCACAGTACCCATCCGTTAAAAGTTGCATCGTTTGATGGATAAATATCATCATTAATATTACTTGTATATTCGGGATATGTAGTTTGGTTAAAACTCATAAAATCAATAAATCTTCTTGAATACCATTCTGCATTTGTTCTTGCCTTTTCAACTAAAAAATCTATTTCGTTTTTATCTACTGATTGAGCATTTTCTGATGTATGTTTAAATACTCCACCATTCTTTATTTGATATGCTGCAAATGGCATATAATTTGACTGTGCATACCATATTAACATAGGCACTATATAATCATCTAAAACAGTTTTCCATCTTGCATTAGCTGGTTGGTCAATATTAGGAATAGCAGTTGTTAATCCATCGTACATTTTTGTACCCATAATCTGCTGGACATCTATTTCTTGTGCAATCTTTTGTCAGTATCTACATTCCCATCCATAATTGAATTACGGATTAAATCTGTTCTATTTATAAATAATACTGTTGCCATTTATCTTCTTTTATTAGTTGGTAGGAATCCTTCGTTTGGCATATCAATCGGTCTTTTAGCTACTAATTCATTATTCTTTTCGGGTTTAAAACCAGCCTTTATTGCTTTATTTACGCTTATTGTAGGTGCTAATGGACTTTTAACATCTATATTACCTTTTCCTTTTTGCATATAAGTTTTACGCATCCAAAAGTGATGACAAGCCCCACCACCTTTATAAAGCCATATTGAATAAGTATCTGCTCCCTCTGGTCCCCATCCCGGATTAACTGCTTGGTTACCCATTTGTTCAATATCCTCTTTTCTATATATCTTTTTAGATTTTACCATTTTCTCGCAAAAGCTACGAGTAACATTTTTACCATCTTTAAATGTATCTTTTAAAGGTGCATACTGATAACGTACTTTAAACTGAACATCATCAATATCTTCATCTTGACTTGATTTACTATTTGGTCTTGCAGTTCCAGTAGAAACAAATTCCCATATTTTAGCTAATGTGCTTTTATCCTTTTTTTTATTTAATTCATTAATTTGATAATTCAATGCTTTTTCATCATCATAATCAACTTTTCTTTCATCTATCAAAGTCCATTCATCTAAATTTTCTTCTTCTCCAAATTCTTCTAAAAAAGAATCTAATTCAGTTTTATCTGATGACATTTCAACACCAGTTTCTTCTTCAATAGTTTCTTTGTCTTGTATTGAACTATCAACCTCTGTAAATTCTAATGGTTGTAAGGTCGTAAAGTATAGGTTTAAGCTAATTTCATTGTATGCAAGTATATTATCAAAGGAATCAATTAAAAGCTCTTGAAATGGTCTTATAACTGTGTTATCCATCAAAAGAGATGCAGTTTTTATCTCATCTGCATTATTTCCTAATCCACTTGAATCTTTTATACCTAATAACATAGGAGAAACAATTCTATGTGCCACCATTATCTTCTTTGTACTTTCTTCAGATAGGAATTGATATTGGTTATGTGCATCTGATAATTGTACTGGTGTTATTTCTGCTTGTGATTCTTTATTGTCATTAAAAGCTAAAATGAATTTACCAGCATTACTTGTTCCACTAAACTTTTGAGCAATCTTATTTTCTATTAATTGTTTTTGAGCAATCTTATTTTCTATTAATTGTCTTTCTTGTTGGTTAGGAGTTCCATTATTGAAGTTAATTAACATCGATGGACTTAATCCATTCATTATGTTATTCAAATGATAGTTTGATACTTCTTCTTCTAATTCACAATACTGCAATCCACCTTGATAATCTACTGGAGAATAGTAATAGAAACCACTTTTATAAGGCTTTACATAATATATTTCTATATTTTCATTTGACATACCATAAGCTGGTATTCTTAATGGTGTATCTGTTTTTTTTAAATTTGCCCAATCATTAAAATAATAATATGCTGGTATATCTCCATCTTCATTACATTTTTCTGCTCTTAATGTTTCAATAGGCATATGCTCTAACTGAACTATCTTGCTTCTATCCTTGTTGTATATAACTTGAAAAGCACATTGTCCCATTAATTTTAAATCATAGCACAATCTTCTTACTACATCCTTTTTAAATAAAGAAACCATTTGAGCATACTCATTAGGCTTACTGCTTGAATTAGTAGCATTTAATCCTTTGCCATAAATAGCTTGGCTAATACCATTAATTGCAGCATTATTAGTAGGAGAACCATTGTACCTATCTATAAGAAACTGAAAGTAATTATTATCAGCACCATATTCAATCCAATCTTTACCATTTACCTCTTTAATTTCGGGACTTGTGTAAGTGCTTAAATTAACAAAACCAAATTCTGAAACTTTAGATGCCTTTGTAAATTGTCCTTTACTATTTCTTTGTCTTTTCATATTACTATATAAGTATTATCGTAACCATTGTATTTTGTAAATTGACCATCATTTATATTATAATAATCATTATTTGATTGGTCTATATCTTGGTCTGTGCAGAATATTCTATCCTTATAAATGCTATCCGTTTTATTTGAATCCGTAAATAATTCAATATCGTAAAAATGATTCTCCACTAAAACTGGTGCAAAGATAGTATTAAAATTAAGATAGTTTCCCGATGTAATTGCTGATGTTATTTGATAGTCTACTGTTACGTTTGTGCTATCATCTCTTATTGCCATAGTGAAAGTACCTAAATAACTTCGAGGTATCACAGATAGGCTTTGTGCAGTTGCAGATGTTGTAAGTATAATCATTACATATATAACGTAATAAAACTATTATTTTGTGAAATGAATAAACAAAAAAAAAGCACCCAATTAAGGATGCTCTAATTTTAACTAAATAAATATATTATGCAGTTGGGTCAATCTGTGCTGCATCTCCAGTTACTGCTGCATCTAAAAAGTAAGGTGCAGTTTCTTCCATTCCCTCGAATGTTAAAGTAAACCCACTTAAATCTCCAGCTGCTGCTCCAGTTACTACTGTACCTCCAGTACATTCCATCCCATTTTCAAATCCACATAAGAAGCTATTACCATAATAATCCTCAACAACAACTTGTGGTCTTGCTACTGCAAGAGTTTGTAGTTCTGCTTGAGTTAAAGCATCTAAATAAGTTAATGTAAGATTTAATGTTTGAGTATAAAAAGTTGTTCCATTCTCTCTACTACTTGTAACAGTAGTTTCTAAAGATGAATTTCCTTTTACATCATATTCATACCAAGTTGGAGTACCAGTTATGGTTGCTTCTTTTGTCGTTGAATCTACTGTAACACCAGTAACATCTCCGAAATCTGCGAAGTAAACAGTTTTTATGCCACCAAAGGCACTTTTACAAGGGACTTTTCTCCCAGTTGTTAATGTACAAGCCATTTGTTTTTATGATTTTATAAAAAAAAAGGTAAGCAGATAAAACCCACCTACCCTTTTCTATTGATTAATTATTAATTTTAAGCGTACTCAACTAAATCAGAAGCAATACCAAATTGTACTGCTGAAGTAAATCTCATTACCATTCTAACATTGTTTGAAGCATCCAAATCTGCCATATCTAAAACCTTAACCTCTTGAGTTGAATTTAATAATCCAGTTCCAAAGTATAAGTTTGAACGTTGTGCTACATACATTTTGTTGTCAGACATTCCCGGACATACAAATATTTTAACACCATTCACAGTTAGTGAACCATTGTTCCACCATTGAGTTCCCATATTGTTTACACCATTCGCACCCAATCCACTTGCACCAAATCCTCCTAATGCTTGAACGTATAATTTAGCTGCTTTAGTTCCAACATATAGGAATAAATCTTCTTTACCATATAATGCTCCCGGAATAGCATCTACCACTTTAGATAATTCATCTATAATGTTTGTAGATAATAATCCACCACCAACTGCTGCTACTTGTTGTGCTGCTGGAATATCCCCAGCTGCTGCTGATGCTGCAATTAGTTTTTCAAATCCATCAAAAGAATTGTTTGTACCAGCTGCCGTATCTCCTTTCCAAATACAAGCTTCAGTATTCTGTGCTACTTCAGATGCTACGTGAGCAATTAAGAAGTCAGAGAATTTAGGAGGTAAAGTTTGTCCTAATCCGTAACCCATTGATTGAGCCTCCCAATCGTTTACGAAGTCATACTTACATAATTGTAGGTTAACTTGTAGTTCAACTGGCTCAATAATTCTTTCAGTTAATGTAATAGTTGATGTTGGACTAAAATCACATCCAGCAGCAGTTACTAAAGCATTTGTTGCTAATTTCTTAATTACTTCTTTAAAAGCAATGTTTGCCTTTACAGTTAAACCACCATCATCGATAGTTGATGCAGACAATAAAGCTGCTGCGATGTATTCCCCAGCAAATTCTCCAGCATAAGTTGTAGTTATGTTAGTAGTTGTTGCCAAATTTACGTTTCTTTGATTACTCATTTTTTTATTTGTTTAATTTATTTAATACTCTATCTAAAGTTGTGTTAAATCTACCTTTTGCAAATTTAACTTGTTTTTGTTCTGTTACTGATTCTGGATTATGTTTAATCGGTTTTGCAGCAGCTTGTGAAAGTTCTTCTTTTAAAACTTCTTCTTTAGAAACTTCTTCAGAAAATTCTTCTTTTACTGTTCTTGATTTTAAAGGTGCTTGTATTTCATCAGACATTTCTTCTTCTTGAACATCTTCCATTTTACTTTCTTTGTCTCCTTTTAAATCAGCAATAGCATCTTCAAGATTTTGGATTCTTTTTTCCATTCCTTCCCAATCTCCTACTTCAGCCATTTCTTTTTCTTCTTCTTTTTCTTCTTCTTTTTCTTCTAAATCTTCAGTTTCTTCTTTAGCTGGTACTTCATCAGATACATCTCTAACATCTGCAATAATACCTTCTTCTTCAACAACTAATAATCTGCCATCTTCAAGGATATATTCCCCAACTGGCATTGCTACTTTCTCATCATCAGTAACAATAAATAATTCTTTACCCTTTTCAAAGGATTCGGCAGTTACAATAGTGCCATTTTCTAACTTCATCTCCTCAAGTTTTACCTCGATGTTTAGAAGCGTTTTGATTTGATTTAACATTTCATTTGATTTCATATATATATAACGATTAATTAATTAAAATTTGCATTTTTAGGATTTCTTTTGTATTATAAACCACTCTGTACCATTAGACCATACTTGTATTCCCTCGTATGCTTTGTTTATTCTATATTTATTTGTTGAGCCATCTAAAGTATCTCCACCTTGTGGTGTTAAGTCTGCGTGTGTTGAAGCTGAAAAACCAGTATTAGATATAAACCTCATTACTCTGTTTACATTTGAAGCAGCTATTGGTAAATTTAAAATCATAGTTCCAGTTGCTCCACTCCAAGATAATTCAATCAATTCAGATGTTGCATAAGCTGAATCTGATAAATTAACTGTTGTACCCTCTGATACTGTTAAACTTGTAGGTACTATATAATTTACTATATTTTGTACTGTGCTTTGTTTTGTAACGCCATTTTGAACAACTACTATATTTTCATCTCCTTGTAATTCTGTTGCTGCTGGTAATGCAGATATTTTTAAATTTCCCATTAGATTATTATTTTTGCATTATCCTCTTGTAATATAAAACCACCATCTTCTTGTAATAAAAAAGAATCATAAT